TTCGTCCTTGTTTTGTAATTGTGACAGGCATATCTAATGCCACCGGAAGACGAACCTCATCGCTACAAAAAGGGATATAGGTTGCATTCTTGTCTGTCAAAATATTAAACGCCTTGATAAACTTTATAGCATCGGTTTCTAACATAAATCCTGATAGAAACGCACGTTCCGACACTTCAAAGGGTTTCCCATTGATTAGAGAAATACCTCGACGGTGGACCCCTGATTGACTTTCAGTTGTGAGAAAATGACGACGATTTATTTCCTGAAGAAATGGGAGTTGTATAAGCATTTTAGGATCTTCTTCCTTGGTACGTTCATAAAATTCGGTAGAGCCTAAAAACGTAACGGTTCGTTTTACTGCATCGAGAAATTTCATTCTTCTGGAGGATATGAATTTAGTTCAAATCCATTGATGTGAAAATGGACGACTGCAGTTTACTGTAAGAAAGTTTGGGTTCGACCCATCATCTCATATCGCTTTTATTGCTTCTGCCATTCAAGAAGTATTAGCATTGGCAACTACCGGGATGTAGCAAGGAGATCAGAATCGCTAGCCCCAAGATTTGGAAAACAGACTTGGCAGGCTTAAGCCCGGGAATAAGTTCGACTAGAACAGCGTTCCACAGGTACTTGCCGGCAAACAAAATAAGAGCAAACACAATCAACATGACCAAGAAGGACACAAGGGCGGCACGGGCCGGAGAGCCACCGATGCCGGTCGGGCTTTCAAAGGTTTCAGTCTTGGCAAAGGGGGTCTCTTCAATGGCGGCATTGACGGAACTGGCGAGTACGGATCCAAGCATTGTCTAGAAGACCCGCATATTTTTTCACGATCGATTCGATGTACGATCGGACTCCTCCTTCGGAACTTGAATGCGTAGTTCACTTCGCACCGTTGTTTCACGATGTTCTTCGATGAAGGCCACCAGTGCCTTGGCCCGTTCTTCGTCGCCTCCAAAGAAATCCTTACAGTGTTTCAACAAGGACGAATTCGACAATTTCTCGGATGTTTCCTTTGTCTTGTGGATGACGGTCCCCTTGCTTGTATTCAGTGCGGACACCTTGTTGGACTCCATAATACGAAGAATCATTGTCTTGAGTGCCGTCGACTGTTTACGTCGCTCCTTTATTTCGTTGTTCAGCGTCGACATCTCCTCCGACAAGGATAACCATCGCTTCAAAAGAGCGGGTAGTTCCGAGATTCCCGCCCCCGTATCAAGAGAGACGATCGAATTAGACATTCTAGTGTCTCAACGCGTCCATGTCTTAGACTGGCACGAAAAAAGTTGAGCCTTGTCGGCGTTCCAAGCGGACTCACACCATGAACCTCACAAACCAACGATTCCTTCGGCAACTGCTAATGATTCGATACAAGACCTTGTTAGAAACTCTGTTTACCAAGGCAAACTTGACGGAACGACAGAAGAAGGACCTTCAAGACCGTATATTGAATCTTCAGTGGATTGATAAGGCGCTTTTAGGCCCGTAGAATTTTCAACATTCATGATCGCCTTTTATGTGTTCTACGTGTTCTACGAGTTCGTCGTGTTTTTTTGCCCCCCGCTTTCTTTGGAACAAGGTGAGCAATGTACTCTTTAAAGACGTCGGGAGTTAAGGGGTGTCTTGTTTCAGGGTTTTGCCGAAGGGCTCGAATCGCAGGCGAGTTCTTGTAATAGGTGCCAAAGTTGTATTCGGTACGTCGCCCTGTTCCGTTTTTCGATGCCGTTCTCGGAAAATTCACCATCAAGTTTCCTTCCGCAATATCCTCGTAACTCAGGGCATTTTCGGATCCTTCGACAACGTTTCGAGGTTTTATGAGACCAAAATGACGCCGAATCATGGTCATGGCTTCTATACCATTTGTAGTCGTTCCAAGAGGCACTATATCTGGTTCTGGTAATCCTACAGCAGAGGGTATCACCATGAAGACGGAATCATTCATTGCCTCATTGTGTCGATGACCTATAGTCATTTCGTGACTTCCTTCTGCTACTTTTAATTCGAGGACCGGGTATACATTACCGGGACTGCTAATGCGAATCACTGTAGATACTCCCTCTCGTATAGTTCTCGCTACCGCGGATGCTAATTCAGATTCATTTATGTGTATTTCCTCGTCAAAGTTGATAGGAGAACCTTGATACATAACTGCAAACGCCTCACCACGTTCGTGTGTCCACGTTTCATACTCTTCTAGTTTCAACCGCCGTCTTTCATCTCGGGAGCGTTTGAAGTTTTTATAGGCCGCCATTTTCTCTTCCGGCGTCATAACCGTCTTGTCATCGACGACCACTTGGAGAGTATTTCCTTTTTGAAACACTCGGGTTTCAATTCCGCACTCATTCAGGGTTTTGTTGGCATCCAGTGGCACTCCCTCAAAGGTCAGAGTCATTCGTTCTACCGGAATGCCTGAATGTCGATAGGCATGGATTTTGACCTGTGTGATTGTATCTGTAGGTTCTACAAGTATATACATAGAGCCTCCCCCGGGGAACTCAACATTAATGCTAGGGCGCCTATCGTGTCCTGCTAAGGATCGCTGCATCCCTAAATCAATCACAAAATGGTCCTCCTCTGCGACTCCGAGGGACTCCAACGTCTTATCGTTCATTTCGCTGAGTATAGCAAGATATCGGCCATCCGTTTCAGAGATACGATATATTGAATAACGCGCGTTGGCTGGATATCCCAATGTGGCCTCTATTTTTTGTTTCAGCATCAACACGGTGTCGCCGGGGGCGACCTCAAAGGGAATGTCTCTAAAAAAAATGCGCATCTAGATAGGGTTTTTATTTTTGGACCAGGGGTATTTGAAATACTCGGAGTCCAATAATTACCGTCGACGTGTTCCACGCGTTCGACTGCGTCGATGCCTGGATTGTTTGCTCCCTCCTCTCGGCACAAGGTGGGCAATGTACCGTGTAAAGTTGCCGGGAGTTAAGGGATGCCTTGTCTCAGGATTCTGTGTAAGACCTCGAACGCTAGGCACGTTCTTGTAATAGGCACCAAAGTTGTACTCGGTGCGTCGTCCTGTTCCGTTTTTCGAGGCCGTTCTCGGAAAATTCACCATTAGGGTCCCCTCTGTAATATCCTCGTAACTCAGGGCGTTCTCGGACCCTTCGACGACGTTTCGTTGTTCATAGACCGCCGGTTTGATGATGGCCTTTAGAATCACGCGTCGTGCCAACACCTCCACCCCGCATTCGGCCAAGGTGTTGGTGTCGTCGAGCGGGGTGCCTTGAAAGGTCAAGGTAAGTCGTTCAACTGGAATCTGCGAATACATGTTGACCTCCCGTTTGATGGCACTGACCGTATCCGACTCTGTCATAATAAGGTACAGGTTCATTCCCCCTGGACACTGAATATGGATGCGAGGACGGGTGTCCCAGGATCCAAAAAAGGGTTTTTCAAAATCGATATAAAATATTTCACCCTCCATGATCCCAAGGGATTCCAAGGTATGTCCATTATGTTCAGATCTGATTGTTAAAGACCGTGCCTGTCTCACACCATTGCGAATCGTGGAATAAGAGGTTAAGGTGTACGAAGATCCTACCGGATATCCCAGTTTGGACTCGATCGCTTCCTTCAGCATCAAGACCGTGTCGCCGGGATTTACTTCGAGTGGATCGTCTCCGACGAAGATGCGCATCTATCTGTGTCCTCTCTTTTTTTCCATCTACGAAAAATACACTCGTTGCCGATCTCGGACCGTACAGCGACAAAGGAAGCAGGTGTTCCGCTGTTTCTGGGAACACGAATTACAAAATCCGTGCCCACAAGGAACCAGCACCGAGGTGATGCGGTCCGTCATACAGATGGAGCACACGGGTCCTCCCGTCACATCCTGGCCGGCGTGAAGTGATTGAATCACGGAGCGGAGCGCCGTGAACCGTGCGTACTCGCGACAAAAGGATTCGTAGGTCGGTTGAATGGCGAGTGAGTCGTAGCAACTGCCGATATAGTCGAGGATGGATGTTTGAAGTGCAGGAAGGGCCTCGGTGGACGGAGAATCGAGACCTAACGCAGACAAATGTCCCAGGCGGTCCTTTAAGGAATCCAGAATCGACACGTTTTTCGACAAGGTTTCATTCAAGTCAAACATTTGCTTGATGGATTCTTGGTACAGGTTCAACACCTCGTGAAGTGAGGTTCGCAAGGTGTCTAAGGGCGTTCCAATATCTGCTTCCAAGGCGATTAACGCACCGGACAAGTCCACGACGGACGCAAGGTTGTCCGCCATCCATTTGGAATTGGAGGCAAAGGTCGGCGTATCAAGGGCTTTCAAAAAAGTAGCCCGCGTGCGAAGTCCCGTCCATTCGGTCGCGGGCTTTTCTAAAAAAGCAAGAAGGGAATCTGTCTTGTTCGCCAGCGTCTCTCGCAACCGGCGACGCCAAGACCGTACAAAGTCGCGTTCATCGGGGACGGCAGCCACTGCCTGGTTCATGTGGTATTGAATGGCCGTGTCGAGTCCTTGACGTACCGAGATGACGTCGCCGGACCCGGCATCCGCGGCATCAAAGTCAGCGAAGGAGAAAGGAAGAGGAGCACCGGCACCGGTTTGGGGGCCTTGGGAGGGGCCTTGGGTAGGACCCTGGGTAGGATGATCCATATCTAGACCCTTTTTCGTGGACCTTCCTTAGACCACATATTGGGTCTAAATCATCGTCTGTAGGAAATCTTAGAATGTATTATTTTCACGAAGGAAGCGACAAGACGGACAGTCCCACCTTTCTCACCCTGCCTCCTCCTCCATCTTCCTTCACAGCCCCCCAACCCATGCTATTTCCAGACCTTGGCGTCGCCAAATGGTTCTTCCAATCCGGAATGGCCGAAAAATCGCTGATTCAATGGGTTGCCGACACCTACATGAAGCCAGACAAGGTCTTTCTGGACATTGGGGCCCACGTTGGAACCTACGCGTGGACGTGTGGAAAACGGGCCAGTCATACATACGCCTTTGGATGACGTGCTAAAACATTCTGTTTGCTAGCGGCCAATATTGCCCTTCACGGGATGAAGGATAAGATCACACCGGTTCGATGTGAGCTGCGTCTCGACGAAGGAACGGCCA